CGGTAAATATACTGATGAGAGAGGTCTTAAAATTGCAGCTAGAGCAAGAAAACTAATAGTACCATCTGATCTTCAGTTTGTTGCTACTAGGTTATTGCAAAGTGACTACAAAGTAGGTTCTGCTGACAATGATGTCAATGCGATCAAAACTAATGGAGTGATTCCAGAAGGCTATTCAGTTAATCATTATTTAACTGATACTAATGCTTTCTTTATTACTACTGATGTACCTGATGGTATGAAGCATTTTGTTAGAAGTCCTATGTCCACTGCAATGGATGGTGACTTTGAAACTGGTAATGTTAGATACAAAGCTAGAGAAAGATATTCCTTTGGAGTATCTGATCCACTAGGTATCTATGGATCACCAGGAAGTTCGTAAGAACTTAAATGGAAGGGGTGACTATGTTGCCCCTTTTTTTTCTAGGGATTTTATTAATTTCTATCGACTGCCCTAGCAGACTTTGCCAAGACGATAGATTAATTAAGGAGACTTAATAATGGCTAATACAACTTTCAATGGATCGGTAAGGTCCGAAAATGGTTTCAAAACCATTGATATAGATTCAACTTCAGGTGCGGTAACAAATGGGTTGGTAATCAACGCAGATGGTAATATTTTTACTGATGATGGTGGACACGTTCAATATGCAGCAGCAACAGGATATGGACCTGCTGATTTTATAGTAGGTAAAGGCGGAAGCCAATACGGAACAGTAGACCCTTTTACTTCAGGACTTACTCAACTATTTCCTTTAGGAAGTAGATTACTTTATGGTAATACTGTTTATGCTTATGGTAGATTAGCAGCAGCAGCAGTTACAGCAGGTAAGTGTGTTACACACGCTGCTTCAATTGCTCATCACTTTGATTTAACACCAACCGCAGGCGTAGCTGCAGGTGAGACAGCAATCTCAGTAGAGACTGCTGGTACTGATATAACGCTTAACCAATATGCAGGTGGTTATCTTTATATTAATGATGCTGCAGGTGAAGGTCAGATGCTTAGAATTGAATCTAACCCAGCACATGATCACTCAGCAGACCCTTCAATTGTTATTACTTGCTACGATGATTTAGCAACAGCAATAACAACAAGTTCAAGAGTAACTTTAATTCCTGATCCAAGAAGCGGTCAAATTGTTCAAGCTGCTACAACTACAGGTGCTACACTAGGTGTAACAGTAGTCGACATGGCTGCTAGTGCTTATGGTTGGTTTGCAGTTTCAGGACCACAAGCCGTACTAACTTCAGGAACACTAGTAGTTGGTAACCATGCAGTACCACTAGGTGCAGCAGGTGCAGTTGGACCAGCAGCAGGAGACGTTATACAAGTAATTGGTACAGTTATGATTGTTAATGTAACAACTGATTATTCATTAATTAACCTAACTGGTATTGTATAATGTCAGGCAGGTCAGATGTAAAAGCAGTTACAATTACTGCTGATACAGTAGCCTTAGACGCTGATGGAATATCTGCAGCAGCCTCAGTTGGAAATAACGCAGCCCTCGTAATAGGGGGAGCGTTATCTTCTGGCGGTGCGGTTGCTCTCAGTCATGGAAGGATAGTAACTATTCTTTCTGCTGGAAATGATGCAGCTAAGTCATTTACTGTAGTTGGTACAGATGTAAATGGAGATGCTCAAACAGAATCCATTACAGGTGCTAATGCAGGAACAGCTACTGGAACAGTATTTTTTAAGACTATATCTTCAATAACTGCTGTGGGAAACCCAGCAGGTAATGTTAGTGCAGGAGTTAATACTTCAGCAGCCGATGTTATTTTTTCAGGAAGAAGTAGGCTTAAAGGTATTTATTTAACAAGCACAGCTACAGCAGGAACAGTTGATTTTTTAAATACTTCTCCTTCTGGAACAAGTATTATGGGATTAAGTTCTGTAGGTGATGCTGATGGAACAAGAGATGTGGTAATACCAGATGAAGGTGTTGTTTTTAATGATGGTATATATATTGAATATACTGTATCAACATTTTTAACAATGACAGTATTTCACGCATAGGAGCAATTATGTCTAAACAATATGTAATTTCTGAAACTGGTGAATTTCCAGCACAATATAAAGTTCTTAAATTAAACGAAGATGGGATATATAGACCTGTATTTGGTCCAGACCCTGATTTAGAAGATGCAGAACGTAAATGTGGTGAAATGAATGGTGATAGAGCAAGAAACGATAAAGGACAACTTATCGGTGATGACTTATCTACACCTGATGTTAATGAAGCTTATGTTGGTGGTAAAGAACCAACTAAGAAGAAAACACCAGCTAAGAAAGCAACAAAAAAAACTACTACTAAAAAGAAGTAGTATCATTTATATTTATAATACTCTGATAAAACGGAGTATTGTAAGTATTCAATTAATCGGAGGGTAATATGCCTAATAAAAATATGGGTTTAAAAAAGAAAAATAAAGGTATGTCAGGATATATGGGTGGAGGAAAATCTACAATGATGCCTCAAGCACCTATGAGTTCTATGTATAGAAAAGGTGGTACATTAAATTACAATAAAGGTGGCGGAACAGAAGTTGGCAAAGAAGCTTCTTCATATAAAGAGTATGTAAAAAAAATGTTTGGTGGCGGTATGACTGAACCAGCTATAAAAAGAAATAAAGATTAGTAATTATTTTTTACAATGAGAAGAAAAGAAAACCCTATACCTAAAACAACAAAAGGTAAGGGAGCTAATTACAGACCTACTAAAAGTGGTGCTGGTATGACTAAGAAAGGTGTATCTGCTTATCGCAAAGCAAATCCAGGTTCTAAGTTAAAAACAGCAGTTACAGGTAAAGTAAAAAAAGGTAGTAAAGCAGCTAAAAGAAGAAAGTCTTATTGTGCAAGATCAGCAGGTCAACTTAAAAAAAGTTCAGCTAAAACTAAAAACGATCCTAACTCTAGAATTAGACAGGCTCGCAGAAGGTGGAAGTGTTAATACAGGATAGATATGGCAACAAGTGGAACAACAACATTTAACTTAGATATAAGCGACATTATGGAAGAAGCTTATGATCTTTGTGGTCTTGAACTTCGTTCAGGATATAGCTATCGTGGAGCTAAAAGAGCTTTAAATTTAGTATTTTTGGAATGGCAAAACAAAGGATTAAATCTTTGGACAGTAGAACAAGGTAGTGCAACTCTAACAGGAGGAACAAGTTCTTATACGTTAGACGCAAGTGCGTTAGATGTTGTAGATGCTTTTATAAGAACAAATGCAGGAGATACTAGTAAACAATTTGACCAAAGATTAAATCGTATATCCAGAACTGAATATAATCATCAATCAAATAAACTAACTCAATCAAAACCTACACAATTTTATATAGATAAAGATAACGATTCTGTAAAAATAGTTTTATGGTCAACTCCTAATTCAGAAGAAACATATACATTAATATACGATTACATCAAAAAAATAGAAGATGTAGGTAGTGTAGCTAGTAATAGCTCTGATGTTCCAACAAGATATTTACCATGTTTAACATATGCTTTAGCATATAACTTGGCTTGTAAATCACCAGAAGCTCAACAAAGAGTTCCTATGATAAGACAGCGTTATATGGAACTATGGGAAGAGGTAAGTGAAGCAGATAGAGAGAAAGCTTCTATAAGGTTTGTACCTGATATGTCAATGAGTGGATATTAATGGCATACGCAAGAGCCAGTAAAGCTTTAGGACAATGTGATCGTTGTGCATTTAGTTACAAACTCAATGAATTAAAATACGAAATATATGATGGAATAAGAAATGGATTGCGTGTTTGTAGAGAATGTTTAGATGAAGATCAGCCACAATTAAAATTAGGTGAATTAAATGTAGTTGATCCGCAAAATTTATTTAATCCTAGAATTGATACAGGAGAGAAAGACTCAACTAGTTACTATTCATTTAATCCTATTGGAGGTGGAGTAACAGAATTTGGTTCTTCTACAATGGGTTTAGACATAAAAGGTAAAATTGGTAAATTAACAGTGAGTACAGAATGAGTTGGACATTTACAACATTAAAATCAGCTATACAAGATTATACACAAAACACTGAAACATCATTTGTTTCTAATTTACCTACTTTTATTGTTCAAGCAGAAGATAGAATAATAAAATCTGTTGAATTACCTAATTTTAGAAAAAATGTAACAGGAACATTTACAGCAAGTAATCAATACTTATCAACTCCTAGTGATTATTTATATCCTTATTCTTTAGCTGTATTAGATAGTGATAGTAATTATAATTATCTTTTAAATACTGATGTTAGTTTTATAAGAGAGGCTTACCCTGTTGTTGCTACTACAGGCTTACCAAAACATTACGCACAATTTGATGATACAACTTTTATAGTAGGTCCAACGCCAAACTCTAGTTTTGCAACAGAACTTCATTATTTTTATATACCGCAATCTATTACAGAATCTTCTGACGGCACAACTTGGTTAGGTACAAATGCACCAGAAGTATTGCTTTATGCTAGCTTATTAGAAGCGTATACTTTTATGAAAGGCGAACCTGACTTAATGGTAAATTATGAAAAAAGATTTCAAGAAGCATTACAAAGATTAACATTAGAATCAGATGGTTATAATCGTAAAGATGCATATAGGGATGGACAAAGAAAAATAAATGTCTAATGAACCCATTCAATCATTAGAAGGTAAAAGTATTGCTATAGTTGCTATGGGTCAAAGTCAGATAGATTTTCATCTTTCGCAAACACACAGTATAGAATTTGATGAAATTTGGGCTATAAATGCAATGATAGGTGTCTTACCTAATATAAACAGAGCTTTTATTTTAGACCCTATGAGTAGATTTTTAGATACTGAAGACGCTGGAACAATGACTTTTATGATGCGTAAAAAATTGCCTAAATGTACTTTTCCTATTTATACATGCGAATTAGACAAAAGAGTTCCTTCTGCAATAGAATATCCAATAGAACCTGTTGTAAACAGTACAGGTTGCTCAT